GCTTTTGCAGAGGCTATATTTAATATTTATTGCAAAGAATTTCGCGCAGTTGAAACCTTCATAAAAAAAGAAGCCAAAAAAGAATGGCGGTATTTAACCACCGAAGAAATCGCAGACGCTTTGAAAAATCGGTGGGAAAGAACAATGGCAATGTGTTTTATTGAACATTATTTCAACGAGATAAACGAAATACAACATGCACTGAGAGCTAAAAACGACATTTAGGTGGATTTTATGCTTCATGAACAATTAAAAACAGTTTTTCATTTAAAAGATGATGAGTTAAAACTTGTTATGGAGTTGCAGGTTGATAAAAATTCAGAAAATTATTGGAAAAATCGCTCGTTAAGGCATTTCCATTTGTCAATGCTTTGCGCCGACTGGAAATACAATGGCCTTAAAATTAAGCGAAACCAACTTAAAAAACCAGTTTTAAACGGCAAAAGCATATTTGATATGCTAAACGAAGAGCTTATAAACAAAAATCAAATATTGTTTGCTGGCTCAAGATTAAATTTTGATTGCATAACAAGCGACAATTTAATCAAAAAATTTTAATTTTTTAGGAGGGATCAAATGCTTGCAATGACCCGTAGTGACCTCAATGCAGAAATAAAAAGCGGCATTGGGTCAATGCACTTTGAACTGGTGTGCGATGCGTATTACACCCAGTTTTTAACGCCAAAAATCGTTGAAAAAGCAAAGCCATTTTTAAACGACAAATTGCTTAATGATGCGCCTTTTCTGTTTACACAATCAGCAGCGCACAAAATCGCACTTGATTTGCTTGCCACAAAAATCAACAGGTTAGTTGACAGGCGAGCAGTCAAACAAGCCGGGGACATTGCAAGCCTTGAATTTTTGGTAAACGTTGCAAAATCGGCGGTGGTCTACTTACACGACACAATGGAGTAAAGAATGGAAGAAGACTTAAGCCCAAGCCTTTTGGTTATGGCAATTTTGGACAAAAAAGAAATTAGCATTTTTGGCATGACCGAAAATGAGATTCTGGACATGTTTGAAGGCACACGTGAAGATGTTTTAAAACCTTTGCAACAGTCTGAATACATAGGCCCATGTCCTTTTGGCAAGAAGGCCAAGGCACCAGGTCAACTCATGGGGTCGCCAGATTTATGCGAATACGACTATCCGTATGAAATAGAACTGCCGATGCTTAGCGTTGACATTGAGCAACTTGCAAAACATCGAAAGTTGAAGCCTGCAATGCAAAATACAGTATATGTTTTTTTTGGCACATCAGAACGCCAAACAATGAAAAACACAGTTGATTTATACGCCAACAAGCTAAGCATTAAATCAAAAACACACGACATAATAGATGCATTGTTTGATGTCACAATATCATTTAACAACTCAAAAAGAAGGCAAAGATATGAATCAGCTTGAAACATTTAAAATCAGAATGAGGCCCGATCTATTCATGCTTGAATGCGTAAAAAAGCTGGAAGAATCAGAGCCGATTCGGGTTAGGGTTATCAGGTTATCCGGATCGGCATGGAATGATCTTAGGGGCTCTATGCCGTTTCATAAACAATGTGTAGAGTTTGACAATGTATTCATGCTGGATGGCATATATGTGGCCAAAGCAATGGAGGAAATGGAATTAGGGCCGGAATTTGTTGATTGTGATGGCAATGTTTTTCTTGATCCTGATTATTCAAAGGGGTAATTATGAAGTATTGTTTAGAATTGTTTTTAGGAGTCGTGCTGTTAGGAGGCTTTTGCTTTTCAATCGTTGTGTTTCTTTGTTTGCTTACGGACTGGTTTCTGATGATCTTCAAAAATTTTTGATGTAAAAAAAGCCCCAGTTAAGGGGCTTAAAATGCTGTTTAAGCATAGGAGACGTGAGCACACATTATACTCAATTTTTCTTCAATGCACTAGCAATTGTTGGGGTGATCTTTTCAACACTTCGGCCAATGGTGTACCCGCCAATGCCAAGCTGAACAATATCCCAAAGTTTGATGTATTCAGCCTCGCTCAACTCTGGGGCGGCCCAGCCAAACCATCTTGCAACAATCAAGGCCCCAAATGTAAGCATAAGCAATGGCCGCCAATTTGCGGCCAGCCAGTGTTCTGATGCGGCTTCTGCTTTGATTATTTCGGTTGCAGCTATATTGAGCTGATGGGCATTGTTCCAAAGCGCCTGATTGATTTCTGATTCGATTTTGGCCTGTTCTGCCGGGTCTGGGAACTTTGATTTAATGACACCGCCGAGAATTGGTGCTAAGAGTGGTATTAACGTTTGAATCATTATTGATACTCCCAAATTACCGGGCTTGGTAAACCTTGACCGCCAAGGCCAATGTGCACAAAATTTTTGGCAATTCCGATTCGATGGAAACCAAACTCAATTGCAAGCTTCACAAGCCTGTATCGATCAAGCCCGTTTGAACAGGCAACATCGCAACACAATCCCCTAGTATGTTCACCATCTGACCTGCCTTTTCTGGCTTCAACAGGATGAGTTTGGTGCCTGTACCCACTGGTGATGTGCATCGGGCTGCCATAAGCAAGTCTAAGGGCTTGGAGTTTTTCCATGAATTCTGGCTTCATTTCGTTTAACCCAGTGTGCTTGCAATCAAATTCACCTTTTGTGAAATTTGGATATTTTGACCAATCCATTTTTTTACCTCGGCGAACGATTAAAAAAAATATTAGACTCAGTGTTTCCTATTTCGTTGCTAATTGCGCTTCTCAAAGCGTTTTTGGCTTGGCCTGTTCTTCCTTGCAATTGAGCTATAGTCAACTGTTGTTCAATTCTTTTAAGAGCTTCTAGTGTTTCAACTCGTGTTGCAGCACCTTTCATTTCTGCTTTTAATACCGTGATGTCTTCGCTTATTGATTTAATTTCATGAGCCTGAGCAAGAATTTGTGACGCATGCAAAACTTGTGTTTTGCTCATTTCATCAAACGCATTTATTGCTCGTTGTCCAAAATAACCGACAACCCCACACAACGAAACTATCGCAGATGTTGTAGCGGCCTTCCAAATATGATCAAATTTCTCTTTTGCTCTTTTTGCTTCAAAAATTTCCGGGTTATCGTCAACTCTACGCATTGGATGGCTCATGATAAAATTGGCAGACCGTTTTCATGCTTGACATCTGTTCCTTTGATTAATTTCCAGCCAGCGCCTTGCAGTGCTGACGTAACGAGGTTTGGGCTGTACCGCCATGACTCGGGATAGCCAAGAGCACCCATGCAAACTTCGCTGCAAAAATCACGCTTGCCGTTGTCTTTCAGGTTCTGCAAAACAAAACTAGCCAAACCCTTCACATCATACCTGTGGCCAAGTCTTGATTCAATATAGGCTCTAGCAAGGTTTTCACTTAGCCCGTTTGGTGGAACTAAAAAATCCCATTTGGTTGGATTGTATTCGATGCGTTTTAATCTTACGCCCTTATCCCTAAACGATGCCGAGCCGCTCATTCCGTCACTGAACAGTATCTCAGTGTGAGAATATGGGCCTTCTGTCCACCAAGATGTTAGCCTGTTAAATAGGTGTGTTTTGTCTTTGTATTGGGCTATAATCATTTTGGACTCCAATTCAAAACATATGAATAATGATGATTTGTTAATTATTGCAAGGGCATTTGGTTTAATTTTTTGGCTTTTGTTATTCCGCAATTTGAGGGCCAAGCAAACCAAGATATGGGCTGGTTCTTTGTATTGCTTCGGCCACTGGCTTGGCAAAGCCTGGGCGGTTTGTAATCGAGCCAGACAATATTTTGGACATCACAGGCGTATAAGCAAGACCGCCAATTGCAGGAGCGATTAAAAAAGTAGGGTCTATTGCAATACCTGCCCCGCCAACAAGGCCGCCAGTCATAAGCCGATCTGCTGTTCCAGAATTAGGTACATTGTTCCCCAATACTCGTTCAGCCGCCAATGCTTCTTGCATAAATGGTGCCGTTTTTTGCCGCACACTGCTTTTACTGTTTGCAAATTGTCTTGATGCTCGATATAACTGATTCGGCGAAAACAGGCCATCTTGTTTTGATGCCGATTCTGCCGCCTTTTCCAAAATAATCATTTGTTTAAATGCGTTATCTGCATTTTTAAATAGCATCGCTTGTTCAGGATTAGACCTTGCCGCAACGTTGCGCCACTCTTTTTGAAGTTCTCGTATTGCATTTTTGTAGTCAAAATTGCCTGTGCTTCTTGCAATCTGGCCAAGCTTTGAATCAAATTGCTTCCATGATTCTGGGGTAATTTGCCCAGCTTTTGAGACTTTTGAAAGCATTAAATCAATTTGCGTATCCAATGCTTTTTTAGCAGCCCCATTGTCTGCGACTTCTTCTGCCATTTTTGACAAAGTACCAGCGGCATTTAAAAATTCATCGTCCACATAAACAGATTTTGCTTTTTCTACAGCAGTTTTATATGCCTGATTCACGGCATTGTCTAATTCTTGAACAGCTTCAAAACCTACTTTTTCTGTTTTAAATTTTATTGGCTTACCTGCTCTGTTGAACATCGCGTTTGAAAATTTTTCAAGGTTTTCAGCTCGCCTTGCTTCAATTTGCCCACCAACAATTGGCACAGATTGCAATCGTTGCTCGACTTTGCTTCCAAAATCACCTATTGATTGGCCCGCTGTTGGAGTAATTCCCATTTCCTTAATGGCTTTAATGTCGGCATTAGTTGACGCTCTTGGGCTAATAACCTTGGCAATGCCTTCACCAAGCCCTGAAAACAGACCACCAGCAGCAACACCAACCCCAATGTTTTTTTTGAGTTGCTCGCCATAATCTTGTGACGTTACTGGCTGCAAAGCACCAGACACAGCACCAAGGCCAGCCCCAGTCAATACCCGCCCTGCGGCTGATGCCGCAACTGGGGCGCGTGCTGCAATTGCCATGTTTAATGGCGACAAAACTGCACCAGCCAATCTTGCCCCGTCAAAACCTGGCCCTTGCCTGCTTTCATATTCGGTTTGCTGCTGCCTAACCAATTCATCAATACCGCCTTCTGGTATTTTAGCAACCAACCCCGTTTTATCAGCCAAAAAGTTATTAAATCTATTTATTGCGCTAACTGCTTTTTCTGGTAAGGCCCTAGAAAGCAACTGTGCCCCGCCTGAAACCGGGTCAACAATTGATCCTTGAACAAATGATTCCCCAAAAGACGCAGATGCAGGTTTTTGAGCGGAGGCAAAATTCTGTTTTGCATAACTGATAATTTGCTCTTGCGTTGCGCCTTCTGGGGCGCTTACTTCATATTCCCGACCATCTGGCGATGTGACTATATACTTTGGCATTATTTCCCCGCTGGCTTAATAGACCAACCATTTGTTGAATCTTGTTTTATGTTTGCCTCTTGTTTGGGGCGCATATTTCCTGAAATAAACCCCTGCAAATCAGCTGGCAGAGGGATGCCTTTTAACTCTGCGTCCTTTGCGGTTAACTCGGCCATTGTTCTAAGTGCGGCCATGCGAACATTAGCAGGCTTCGCCCTGTTGCCAACATCAGCAGCAGCCTTTTGATATAGTTGCACATCAAGCACGCCTTGCGGCCCCTCAAATCTTGGAACTGCGCTTGTTAATTTTGCAGCAATAACATCAAGTTGTGCCGCCGCCTCAGCCCCGCTTGTTCCAACACCAAAAGCACCAGCCGCCTCATCTCTGGCAATGCCAACATAACTGCCTGTTGCTTTTGGAATCAAAGAGGCCGCCTCAGAAATTGCCGCTGCTGCATTTTTAACCTGCAGTTGATCTTTTGTGCTTGCGACATTTTGGCCAGTAACTTGTCCAGTGCGCTTGTCACCAACCACTAGCTTTCCGTCAACTGTCATAAAATCATAAGATGGTCTGTTTTCTTTTTCTCGTTCAAATCTAAGGCGTTCTTGCGCGTTTGCCAAATTACCGTAACCAATGCTGGTTTGTGCCTTCTGGTACGGATCCATGGTGACGCCAAACTCGGCTATTTTCTTGCCGGTGCTTTTACCAACAAGCAATTTTTGACCACCTGCATCTACTTGAATCAAATCCTCTGGCGCCACCCCTAGTTCTCGCATTGAGCCATCTTCGCTTACCGCAAACTTTTTGGGCTTTCCATCAACCATCAATTCTTGCACAGATTGCGTTTTGAATTGAGGAACAAGCATATCCTTTAACTTTCTTGCGTATTCAACCAATGCAGGATCGCCTGTTTCTATCGCAGCAAGCAGTATTTGTTTTGCACGTTCTGGTGTGGTCTCACCTTGGGTAAACATGCTGGACAAATTGCGCATTTGCTGCTTTTGGTCGCGGTCTGCCAAAACCTTACGCTGGGCCATTGCGCTTTCCATGCCTTGCGACAATGCAGCATCTCTTACCTTGTTGCCTTCGATCAAAATTTGGCCTAGGTTTGTTGGCGATGTACTTGGCCCGGATGCGGCAAACAATGCCAATGCCTGTTGCATTTGAGCATTTTTGTTGATTGCGTTTAGGTCGTCCTCAGACAAAATACCGCCGCCAAACAATAAACCTTTGATTGATGATGCACTCATTTTGAATCCTCAAACATCATATCCGCCGACATAATCAGCACTACTCATGCCGCCTGTAAAATAATTCGGCGCTAAAAATCCATTTATTGACCCAGCCAGCGAACTCATGCTATTGGGCAATAATCCAGCAATACCACGGCCAATACCAGTCCCAATACCGCTTAAAAACGAACCAGTGCCACTTTGACCATTGCCAAGCAAACTATTTACTCCTTGCAAAGCCCCCAAAACCTGACCCGCCCTATTTTCATAAATTGGCGTGGATTGGGTTTGGCCAAGCATCGGAATGTTTGCGCCAAGCGCACCTTGACGAATTGCAAGCTGCTGAACTGGATAATTAAATTGGTTTTGAAAATCCTGATTTGCCAAGTCTAAATTCCGCTGTGTTTGATTTTGTTGCAGCAAACCTGCCTGCATTAAAGCATTGATGTCAATCAAATTTTGCGCCTGTCGTGCAGTGCCTAAATTGGCATATTGATTAGCAGCACCAGAACGAATACCAGCACTTTGTAACGCTGCCTCTTGATTTGCTTGTTGCGCCGCAAATGCTTGATTCTGATTGTTCAAAGCAAAATTGTTCCTTGCACCTGCCAAAAATGAATTAGCTCCAATTTGATTAGCTGCATTAAACTGATTCAATGCATTTTTTGCACCAAAGCCAGTTAAGTTTATTTGGTTTTGTGCTGCTGCATTGTTTGCGCTTGCTGTATTCCTTGCCCCAGCCAGATATTGAGCCGCTGCCGTTTGATTGGCTGCATTAAATTGATTGTTTGCAGCATCATTGGCAAACTGAGTTAATGCAAATTGATTGCGTGCAGCTTGATTTGCAAGGTTTGTGTTTTGTCTAAACCCGGCATTTTGACCTGCAATGTTTAGATCAACACCTTGGTTCATTTGCTGCGCCTGCATGTTTCTGTTGATGTCGGATTGCATCAAATTTGCGGCATTTTCAAAGCCTTGATTTCTTAACTGCGCAACAGTTCTGGCAAATTGGTCGCCATAATTTCTGCCTAATTCTTGCTTAGCCACTTCGGCTCGTGTACCGCCAAAAGCACCAGACCGTGCGGCATCCGCGTTTAGTCTTTGAGTGTCTAATGTTAGCTGACGTCCTAAATCGTTTTGTACCTGGTCAATTACTGCATTTTGGTATGGGTTTTGGTAGGCGTTTATATCGCCGCTCAAAAAAGAACCAGCGGAAACATTGCGCACGTTCCCTCGATTAATGCCGGCTGCACCTGCTTGCACTGCTGGGCCTAAATTTGTGCGCACAACATTTGTTGGGTCATATCCAAAAGCACCTTGTTGCACTGCTGGCAAAAGCGATGCAAGATTGGCGCGCTCTACATCATACCCCGTGGCATTTGCTCCATTGTAGCCAACTTGCGGGGCATTGAACCCCATTAGGTCTTGCACAGTATTTGCAGAACCAGTGAAAAACTGGTTTCCCTGCCCTTGCATCGCTCTTGTTGCGTCAATCGCGCTTTGTTGATCAGCAGTAAGCCCAGCGATTCTTGGCCCGCTGTATTGCTGATATGGTCTGGATGCTACGGTATCGGCAAAATTCAAATTTGCCAAGTATGCTTGTTTAATTTGCGGGTCAATTGATGTCGTGACGTTTTGTGTGCCAGTCTGTTGGCTGTTTAAAAAATCAAAAATCCCCATTTTTTACCCCAAAAGGCCAATGTTTGGCCTATAAAACTGAAAACTGCCTATATCTTGTTCGCCATATTTTTGATAATCACCAGAAAATCCTGAATATGTCGGCGCATTTGTGAATCGCTGAACTGGCAGTTCAGACACCGTTTGGGGTGTTTGTTGATTGCTGCCTTGACCTAGTAGCCCGCTTGTAATTCCTGACGCTGCACCGCCTGCAAGCAAGCCACCAATTAACTTGTTTAAATTTGGAATTGATGTCGCAGTATTTGTGGCCTGTGGTTTGTTTACAAACGAATTGGGGTCGCCTAAGTTTACCTGATTAGCCGGAGTAAATCCAGATTGTGATAATGTTCCGCCGGGAACGCCCAAGGTAATCCCTTGGCCTAGTCCACTACCAAAATCAATATTTGGCGAACTTGGAAGCTGCAAGCCTTCGCCGCGTGCGTTTGGTTTAATGCCTAAGCCCGGGATGGTAACCCCATCTAATAAACCGCCAACTGTAGGTGCTTGTGTCAAGAAACCCGTGGTGCTTGGCAAGTCAAACTTAGGCCCAAATTTTTCAGGACCAATTTGCAACCCTAAACCTTTGGCGTTTGGGTTAAGACCAGTACCAAGCGGCTCATTTGATTGAGCCAAGTTACTTAAAGCAGATTCAGCCGCGCCACGTCCAGCGCCAAAAAGCCCGCCGCTTAATAATCCTTTGCCAACATCGCCGCCAGACAATAACGAGCCTGTCGCACCTGTAGCTGCGCCTTGTATAGCATTGGATGCCACATTGCCAGCCGCACCGCCTATAGCGTTGCTGGCCGCGTTGCCAAACCCTTGAGATAGCTTACCAACACCCTGTGCAACTGCTGCCGTGGCCATGCCCTTTAGCGCATCTGAAAATGATATTTGACCGGATGCTAAAGCACCGCCAACTTTTCCAGCTTCAAAAGCAGCAACTAAAGGGGCGCCGCCCGGCAAAAAAGATGCTCCCAGCTTAACAATTGGATTGTCTAACACAGGGGCAATTGCACGTCCTATGCTACCAAGAAGACCGCCTTTTTTTTGTATCGTTGTGGTTCTCGCGTTTATGCCTTCTGGCAAACCAACACGCTCGCCAAACAGACTGTATGTTTTTTGGCCATTGCCAGACACCCCATTTGTGCCAGCATAGTACAATTTGCCGTTTTCGCCTTTTGCTAAGCCCTCAATTTTAAAACCCTGATTGTCTTCGCGTAAACCAGTTGGATCTGAAACATGGAAATAACTAGGCACGGGAGCAGCAAACAAAACCAAATTGTCTGAATTGCTGTCTGGTGACCGATTCAAGTCTGTAAACAACTCTCGATTTAACACGGCCACCTGGCCTTTTTCTATCGCGTCCAAGTGTTCTTGGGTCGGCGTAAATATTTTTCCACGCGGCGAGTATTGAAAACCTTTTTGTACAAAGTCCTCACCGTATGCGTCAAACACGCCTTTATCTGTCACCAACTGAGTTACTAAAGCATTTGCGGCACCGCCTGGCGCACCTTCTCGAACTTCCTGTACTGTTGCTGTTGTGCCGTCCGGTAAAGTAACTTGGCTGCCAATTATTGACTTTGGTGCGGTTTCTGCATAAATTTGCATTACCCCAGCGGGGTTCTTTTTGTACGCCTTCTCGAACTCTTCACGCGACAGCTTTGAGTCAAATTTCTTTATGCGATTAAAAATGTCGTCTAAATTCATAGGGCCACCGTGGTTAAAACGCCCAAATTGTTAACAGTTATTGCATATCTTGTGCCATTCGGTGCGGTCAAAATTAAACGGTTTTTACCAAATTCAACATCTTGATTACGCTTGTAGTTTAGCTTATCTTCCATCTCGATTGCTTTGAAATTTTTTCGAGATACTTCATCGTTTGATTGCGCTAAAATCATCTAACCCCCCCGGTTTCAACATCTATGCGTTGAGCTCCAAAACGCCAGCTTTTGTTTTGTACGGTGGAATCAATGCCAACCTGTAATAATGTGCCTTGTTCATCCACGGCAAAATCGTCAGACAAATCAGCCAATAGTGTTTCAGCCGGGTCTACTCCTTGCACCCTTATCGCAAATTTTCGCCCTGTAAATCTTATTGATGTAGGGTTTTGAGTGCTGTAAGGGCCATGCTGTGACTTTTCCGCGTTTGGGTAAAACCGCGATGAAAAAAGAATTTCAGCCTCGCCTTGGTTTTTTTCATCAGGATATAAATACTTGGCCATCATTACTTGGTCGCCTTGCCCAAGTTCTATTGGGCCAGATTCAGCATAGGGGAGCGTGTTGCCGTAATTAAAACCAGTCTCGTGCTCATAAACAAAACCGTCGGTCGCAACTTTTATCGGGTTCAAAAACACGCCCGCATCCACGCCCGTTGTTCGTGCCATATTGCCAACAGACCAATGGTTCTCGCCGTAATTGTAAGTGACGTATGAATCAACCTCGATTAAATGCGGGTAATAAAATGTTACCTCCCCAAATTCAGAATTGTGCGATACCCATACTTTTGCTTTTTGGCTTTGGTTAATTCGGCCAAAAACATAATCAGAAACATCACAAGGTATGGAACGCACATATCCGTCGTACATGAAAAACGAATTTTCACCCATCCATATTGCCGCTTTATCTATAACAACTACTGCATTTCTTGATATGCAACCACAACCAGTACCAACGCGCTCAAAACCATAAACCAATGGGGGGCCAAGATATTGGGCTGTGTGCGCATCTTCTGAGGTAACGATCAACACTTGGCCGCGCAATCGTTTGGCAGCCATGATCTCGCCATTTGTTTGCAACTCGAAAGAACCGGATTGTGTTGTCGCTGTAATTTGCCAGTTTGTCAAATCTTCTTGGTCGCTCCATGTGACCTGTCTTCTGTTGCCGTTTGATTGCAACAAAAACACAAACCTTTCATCGGTTACCAAAACCCCCTTATTGTTTAATGGAGTAGTGCCAGCGCTTGCAATTACTTCAGTTGCTGGTGTTGCTGTGTTTAATTCCCACGTGTATAGCTTGCCATCTTGACTGTGTACCGCCACCAAGTTTTCGCCGAAATTGTCAAAGCTCCAAGTTGTTGCAATTTGCGAAATGCTTTCAATGTTCCGTTTTGTACCATACAAGCCGTAACCATATGGGCCGCCACCATAGCCTGTATTTGCGCCTGAGTTCTGGAATCCAGCAACCAATCCAGCTGGGGTTATGTCAACGAATCCGCTTGAATTTCCTTGGCGTGCAAAAAGTTTTGTGTGTGTGCCAATTGATAAATATCGCTCAACGCCATTATTGCGCCAAGCATGCGCACCCCTAGCAAGCCCAATCAATTGCTGATTTACTCTAGGTGTTCCACCAATTACATTACGCCATCCGCCAATCGGCCTTAATGTTCCCTCAAACCAGCGCACTAAATCACAATCCCCCCACCTGCCTTTGGCTTGGTATTCAGTGCCGTTTTTGTAAACACCGGGCGGAATTTGCAAAGGGATAAGCATTACTGATTATCCTCTAAATCGGAAATTCTTTGACTTAATCTATTGTTTAGCTCTTGAAGTTCTTGAATTGCCTTTAACATAATCGGGATTAAAACAGAATATTTTATGCTTTTTGTGCTTGTGCCGGTTAATTCTTTTGTTTGTGCATTTATATCTGGGGTCTGCTCAACCAAAGCGGGGAAAATTTTCTCAACATCTTGGGCAATTAGCCCAATTTGTTTTAAATTAGTCCCAACTAAATTGTAATTAACAACCCTCAATCGCATTAAATCATTAAGTTTTGGCGTTGCGTCTGTGATGTTTTCTTTCAGTTTTGCATCTGAAATTGCGCCATAACTGTTGTTTATGTTTTGCACGTTGCCGTTTGCTAATACGCGATATACAGCGCCAGAATTATCAAGTGTTGAAAGAAAATGATACCCGGTTGACGTGGTTGGCAAATCTGAACGGTAAATCTCAGTGTTTGGGCCTGCGTTAGTGCTTGCTGCATACAAAACCATTTGGTTCTCACTACTTTGAAAGTGGTGAGAAGGCAGATTTTGCAAAGAAGTCGCCCCGCCTGCTGTTGTTATTGACCCCGTATTGCTTGACTTGAAGAAACCAGAAGGTGTTATTTGTGCAACCTCTACAAAGTTTACATTTCCCCCCGCCGTTCCTGAAGCTGACGACAACCAAGAATGTGCACCTAAAAATTGTTGGTACATAGTTGCTTGATTTGATGTTAGATATTTAAAAGATGTGCCATCAGAATAAGCATTTGTAACTAAAATTGCTTGGTTTTCACTGCCGGAAACCAGCGAGCAGCCACCCTGAGTGCTCCCGCCTTTAATCTGTAGAACCGATCGATTTCCCGCCCATTGACTTGGTTGAACTCCAACCCCAACACGCCCGCTAGAATCAAAAACAACACTGTCAGCACCGCCGCGTCTAAAGGTAAATCCACCACTTGACGCTCCCGTGGAATCAAAATAGACCATGTTTTGTCCAGCGTCAATATCAACCCTGAGTGCCGCATTGTCCGAGCCATTAAACCGAGTAAATCTAGCTATTTGACCAAGCCCGGCCCCAGTATTTTGAACAGAAAGCGTGGCGGTAGGGCCAAAAGTCCCAATGCCAACATTGCCGTTGTTGATGTAAAAAGTGTTGGACAAGCTAGTGCCAGCATGAACAATGTTTACCCCGTCGCTGTACACCCAAGTGCTGAAACCTTGGGTTATCTGCACCCCTGTTCCGCTGGGAGTGCGAACTGTAACAGTGAATGCGCCTGTTGTGGCGTTTCTGATGTGATACAAGCGGGTTGGGCTTGGCTGAATGATGACTGAAACGTTTGCAGTGATTGCGCCAACCAAATTGATAACGCCCTTGGTCAACTCTGAATTGGTCAATGTCACATTGACGTTTGACAGCGTTTTAGTCAAAATCCCAAGTGTGGTTGCCTGGTCTATTTTTCTCAAGCCGTCATTTAAAATATTTCCCCATGCGTCGTCATCTGCGCCAACATCGGGTAGCTCAATGCTTAAATTCGGTAGTATTTCGTCAGCCATTAGAACACCCTAGCGTTTGATTTTAAGTTATTGGATGCGGTCGATGAACGGTCATCCGAAGCAATTATGCGCTGTATTACATTGGCATACATCCCAGCCCACACTTGGATTCTGGCGTCTTCTTTGAGATATGGCGCAGAATGCACCAATGAGCCATAAAAATACAAATCTGGATGCTTTGAAAGCAACCAATTTGTTTGATTCGCATTGCTTAGCTTTGGAATTTGTTTGTAATAAACCAGAGTCGCATTTGCTGCTTCACTTGGCGCAGGCGAAAACATAAATTGACCGCCAACAATCGTGTAAGCATTCAATGGCTCATTTTCATTTAATAAATGCTCAATTGTTTGGTATTCAATCTGTTTTTTTGGGTTCGTGTTTAACCAAAAGCTGCGAACCTCAAGAAATTCATCGGGCAAGTTTTTGTAGGCAGCATCAATCACAAAAGGTATTGAGGCAATCATTTCCTTTGTTCTAATTTCTCGCTCTGTTTGTGCCTCGCATAAACTAATAAAACCAGAAATAGCAGAAGACAAATCGGTGCGATTAAGTTCATCAGAAATCGCAGACTTCAATCCATCATAATCAGCAAAATTCATCCAAACACCTTGTATTTTTGTGCTTCGGGGTCGTTTAAAATCAAGTGTTCTTTGCCTTTTTCAAACCAACCACGCTTGCGCCATTTCATAGTCAATTCATGCGGTACGCCGCGCAAAACTAAGCGGCCATCGCCATACCTGTCCAGCTTGGATGTCATGTTGTGTAATGCTTTGTTTTCTTCTACAGTTTTGGTTTCGTCTCTTAGCGTTTGAATGGTCACGCTGTCATCCGCATGCTTGTGATACCAAGTTACACTTCCATTTTTCTTTGCAATAAGCAACTTCATTTTTCCCTCTTTGCAATAAACACTTACCAATATTTATTGTAAAAAAGGGGCCGAAGCCCCAAACATTAAACCGTGGTTAAATCAAACACACCGCCCAATGCTCGTTCGTTTGTGACTTTTAGCGTCAACTCTTGCAGGCACATAAACTTTCGAGCATCCCCGGTTTTGGCCATCTCTTCGCATTTGTACGGGCGCAAAGTTGCGATTGATACATAATTTGTATCAATAAACAATGCATCACGCTCACGCATAAAAATGTTTGGAGTAATCGCAACCAAGCCAAAGTCGCTCAGGTAATAATCAGCTGCGGCAACAATCGTTGCAGGTTTTTTTCCAGTTTCAGTTCGTTGCTGGGCAATACCTGCAAATGTTGAAAAACGCTGCTTATTGACAGGCCCAACCATTACCATGTCAGTTTTGGCACCATTACGGTACATTTGTTGCAGCACATCTTTAACCATTGCTTCAGTAAATGCCCGCTGCGTTCCATCAGTCCTGGTAGCGGTTGGGCTGTTTGTGTAAACAGGGTTGGCACCAGTTGCACCAATGTTGGTATTGGTCTTTATGTAAGCTAACAAAGATGGCAGCTTACGGGGCGTGGTAGAACCATCACCAACCGCCGTTCCTTGGTTGCTCAACATGATCGCTTCAGCATCGCGGCGCAACTCTAAACCTTTGAGAATCTTTTGATAATTGATCTCGGATGCACGTCCTGCTTTCTCAACAACCTCTTGGGTTTCAGCGATCAAGAAAGATTTCTTCATGATCTGAGTGTAAGCGTTAATGGTAACAGTTGGCGTGATCGCCTGATATGTGGTGTCGTCACCCTCAACGTGTGCGTTGTTTAAATCAGGTGCAGCTAGTGCCTGTGTTTGCCACTCGTGCAGCCTATTTGAAATGGTTTCCTTTTTAGCATTTGACTGTAAAGGGGTTTCTTCAGGCTCAACACGTGAAATGATGTCTGATAAAGATTCTCTAATACCTTTTGCGGTATAGGTTTGAAATGTATTGCTAATAACTGCCATTTTATTTCTCCAAAAGTGTTAAAAGTTGAGCGGCGCTTGCAACGCTTGGCTTGCTTGCAAATGCCTGTTTCGCACGTTTGACAACAGTATTTACAACTGGTGCTGCAGTCTTAGGCGATATTGTTTTTGAGTTCGCAACCGCTGGTTTTAGCGATTGACGCTTGCTCATTAACTCATCATAAAGTGCGGCTTTGTGCAAAGCAACCAAGGCCCGATGATCAAACAACTGTTCCAGTTCTTCATCTTTAAATCCTAGTTTTTTGCCTTGCTCAGACACTTTAGCGATGATCGCTTTTTGCTTTTCGGAATCTTGCCAGTCTGGCAAAGCATTTATGAGTGCCTGGGTTTCTTGTTGCAATTTAACCTTGAGGCTTTTCTCTTGTTCTGCTTGCTGTAATGACAGAATTCTTTGTTGCTCATTCTGCACCGCAGCGAGTTTCATTTGCTTTCTGTTCCAGTCGGCCATTTGTATGCCATACTCAATTGGGTCTGTGTTTCTCAATTCATCCCAATCCGGTTCGTTTTCAACGGTCAACTGTTTTTGCAACTCGCTTAATATTTGTTGGTACTGTTGTCGTTCTGCCAAGACCGCCTGCGATTCGGCTTCAAGCGCTTTCCGTTGTTCTGCCAATGCCTGCGATTTCTTGGTGTAATCTCTTAGCCGTGAATAACCAGCCTTCAGCTCGTCAAAGGTAACCTTTACTTCTTCGCCGTCAACTTTCACAACAAATTGTTCAGGTTCTTTTGTTTCTTCGGCTTCTTCCTCGGTTAAAGACCCTTCCTCTTCTTCAATTTCGTCTTCTGACTCAACTTCAGATTCAGATTCTTGATTCGGATTTTCTTCCTCTTCAAGTTCCGCGCTTGCTTCCTCGACTTGCTCCACTTGTGGAGTTTCTTCGGTTTCTAACGCTTTCATTGCTTCCATTAAAGACAATGATCCACTTCCTTCTGGATTGGTGGTGCCTGCCATAATGTTATTCCCCTTATGTTAAAAAATCAATTTTTTTGCTTTTTGGAAAGTTTTTCTTTTTCAAACTTTCCATTTTGTTCGATAGACCTTAGCCTATATTCCAACTTTTCTATCGCCTTAAGCATAAAATATGCGGATTCTCTTTTGTCGTTGTCAGTCGGCGCAGAATTTGCAAAATCATTAACAGCTTCGCTTTTTGCTTGTTCGATTGCTTTCGCAAAAACTGGGCTATTGATTAACAATTCAGCCTGTTTGCCGTCTTCGATTATTTGTTCAGCTTCGTCCAATTTGCACCTCTTTTATGATGATGATTCTGAAACCAAAAACCCTGCATGCCAACGAATTCCGGTTGCAGCAGCACCTGTAACAGTAATCGCCAATGATTTAAGCGTATTGTCCGCCGTAATAACCGGGTCTGCCCATGTGCCGCCTGCCGTGTTAAACGTAGGTGTTACCGTTGCGCCAATCAATGTAACCGTTGATCCGTTGCTTCTCAACATTGCATCAAACTTCCAGCCTTTTGCCTCGTTGCCCGTGGTGGAACGGGCAGTGATAACGCCAGTAAAGTTCAAAATTGTGTTGCTTGGGATTACAAATTGGTTTGCAGCAGTTGCCGCGCCAGTCAATGCGCCAGTTATTAACCTGGTGGGGGTGGCATCCGATGTATCAACATGCAAATTGCCAAGGTTGGTTTGAACAAAACCAGTGCTACCACTTGCGGTTGACGCTGAAAATGCAATGATACCCTGCCTGTTTTTTGTGCTTGAGCGAGTCAGCAATGCGGCAGAGTTTGGCCCGTTGCCAAGAACATCATTGCCAAAAGCGATAGCGCCTGAGCCAGTAGCCTGTGGAGTTCCGCCACCTGCCACGCTGTTCGTTCCGCTTGCAGTACCATTTTGGCCCCACAAAACACCGGAATAATTGCCCCGTGCTCCTTGTGTGCTTGAGTTTCTCGTGCGCAACAAATCTACCGCGCCTAATCCGGTACTTGCCACAGTTGTGATCGTAGTTGTTGACCGCCTGCGAATGTTTTCATACCAAATCATGTTTGCAACAGGTGTCGGGCCGCGAATGATGTCATTTGCAAAAGCACCTGTAAGCAATGTTTCATACTCAAACACTGTGGGCACGCAAGTTGATTTTAAATCAAGCGCAACAGCAGTACCTGAGCCAACAATTTCATCGGGCCTGATTACAATCTCACCATCAGCGTCAATGTTGAACGCGGTAACGCCTGAGCCGACCTCGTAATTTCCACCGAAAACCTTAACGTTAAATGGTCTAGGTGATGGCAATGCGGCATCAGCGGGATCGGTTGAGTATGCAGGGCGCACATCTAAAATAGCATCGTTGCTTGCAACAGAGTACAATGCCAAATAATCACCACCATGCAGCTCCAACCCGTTGGCTCCTGAGCTCATACGGATTAAAGGGGCTGGTACTGCAAAAGCTAAAGCATTGCGGCCAGCAAATGCTTTGCCGTTAACTAATTTAAGATTGCGAGACCTCATACCAAAGTTAATAACCCCTTGGCCTGAGCCAAAATTCATTTGGCCATTAAATCTGAAATTGTGAATCTCAAAATCATCATCCCCAGCAAATGCAGGGTTACCAACAGACCAACCGCCAGCAGATTGATTTGAAGCCTCGGTAAACGAAACAAAGTCGTTAATTGATTTACAACGCTTTGATCCAAGGCCGTGGGCGTAAAATGCAGCGCGCACAGGGTCTAGTGCGGTGTTGTTTTGTGAAACGCAATCATAACATCCGGTAAAATCAATTGTGTGACGAACGCCAATTTCTGATTTATTAAAATCAGCCAAACCTCGATATGTTCCACCCGTAAATTGTCCTAAGTACGCATGGCCACCTGAACTAGGCCTGAATCCATTTTTGGCCGATGTTTGGGTTGCAAACGGCATTTCGCACGATTCAAAATTCCAGACGTGCATTTGAAAACCATCCGCATGAACGTTGATAATCTCTGGCCTAATGCAACCCCAAAAGTGGAATAAATGCGGGAATGTGCTTGTTGGCGCAACATCGCCCGGGTCTGACTCTTTGATTTCGCGCACGTTGTAAATTCCGCAGCCATCCATTTGACTGCGCCACTTCCAAATTTGTGGGGTTACTGCCGTGGTGTTAAATGTACCACTTGCAACACCACCAGTTTGGCCAGCAAAAGTAGTCCAAAATGTAATTGTGGTTGCGTCAACAACACTGGCCACAGCATAGTTTCCCGCAACAATTCCGCCCGTTGGCGTGTTGATTGTAAATCCTTGATTTACACTAAAATTATGCGCTGACGGGAAAACAGCAGTAACCAAGTCATTGGCAGCACGAGTATATGTTACCCCCGTGAATGCAGGAATTGTTTTATACGTTTTCTCAAGCGGCTTGCTAAACGTCACCACTCCTGTGCCAGTATCAGCACTAATCACACGGGTGGCCTCACTGATGCCGTTCGAGCCACGCGAAATCGCCCCGCCGATGCTTTGATCCCAACCAGGTACAAATTCTAAGCTGCGAACGAAAACAAATTCACCGGGTGTAAAATTGGATGCCTGCGAAGGAGTAGCCATTGTGATGAAGTTTGTGCCAGCATTCCCGCCTGTGATGTTGTAACGAAGCTCAGGCGATGCAAGTCCAAAACCTGGGCGCACTCGCCAAGCTGGCTGAATAGCTGGCAATGGATCGGGTACTGGCGACCACGTGCGAGGATCAGGGGCACAACGAATGCGTGCGCCTTTAAAATCAACCTTTAATCTGCGAGTTTGCAAAATGCTGCGATAGTAATACCAAGCACCTGGTCTACCGTGCAACACCTCATACTCAGGCGCGGTATCAACTGCGCGCTGAATTTCTTGGGTGTCATCATTTCCTGATGTGCCATTCCAATTGCCCAATGCGCCGTAGCATTCCAGCGTCAGGTTTTCATAAATCTTAACCCAGCACCCGTTCGTTCCCGGCGCGGTCTCACCAGTCCCAAGCAAAAAGGCCGCATGCGTACTTGGTGAACCATCCCAAGGCACAGTTGGGCTGATAATCCACCCGCCATTATGCGTGTTCTTGGGCTGCGATGGTGCCCAAACAAATGTTCCGCCTCCAAAATTGGTGCCTGTGTAGTACCCTGTCGCACGGTAAGCACGTGGGCCTGCTGGCCCAGTTGGTGTAATACCAACCAAGTTTTGCACGCTATCGCCACCAGTTTTGCCTACGTCAGCAGCAGTAAAATATTCGTTCAGCTTTGCTGCATAATCACGCGCCACACCACCAGTTGCTGCTGCGGTGTAAGTGCGTGCTGATGTTTGCGCCTGTGTAATATCAGTTGCAACCTCGGCAAATGCGCCCTCGACAGTTGTTGCAGAATAATTGCCAGCAACGTCCTGCAATGGGATTTCGGGCGGGCCGTCACCATTAAAATTTGTGATTACATTAACTTTTAAAGTACCTGCCATGACAACCTCATTAAATAACCACGTATACAGCACCCGGTGGCACTGTGACCGTCACGCCGGGGGCAACTGACGGGGAAATACTGAATGCATTAAAACCTGCCGGTATTGTGTAATCTTCTGTGATAGTATTTTGTGCCAAAACCACTGGGCCACTTAGTAATCCTTCCAGCCGTGCAATCTCAGCAAGCAATGGTGCAGCGACAAAATCCGCAACGTCTTGTAATGTAGCCTTGGTTGTTGTTGTTCCATTGCGGCTTACCAATGTTAAATCGTTGGCAGCCAACGGCGTTTGTGCCTGTGGCCTTTCGCCAATCGTTGATTTACTCATTTAAACCCTCACCATAATTTTGGTTTGTGTCTTCGAGCATGTCAGAGATTGATTCAACGGCATTGCTTAGCACTTCTTCCGCCCTGGATTCGGCATTGGCTTTGTCTTGCCTTTCTTGATATTGCATCTCATCTTGACGTTGCTCCTCTCGCATTTTGTTTAATTGTTCAATAATTAATTTTGCTTCTTCAATTTCTCGCTGCGATGCTATTTTCTCTCGCTCAAGCTGCAACTTAGCCATTTTTATCTCAAGCTCAGCATTTTTGCGTTCAAATTCAGCTTGCATTTGAGCACGGTCTAACTCCATTTGTGCCGCTTTAATTTGTGCGTCAGCCTGCATTTTGGCTTGGTCAATTTGCATTTTGGCTTGCGTTTTTTCTCGCTCAACTTGGGCCAATAATTCGGCCATTTGCGCTTGTTGATCTGGCTGAGGTTGAGGCGGAGGCAATTGAAAATCAGCAGGCAAATCACTTACAAATGATTCAGTATTCACAAATCCACCAAGTTCAACCATCTTAGATAAAGCATTGCTGTACTGTGAAAGCGAAACAATAGGGTTTGAAGGCCCAAGCATTTGGATAGTTTGCTCTTGCTTTTGAGTGATTACCGATAAAATGTTGAGCTTTTCCGCATTTGTCCCTGTGCCAAGCGCAACATTGATCTTAACATCCATGTTGGCATTCCAAGTTCTTGGATCAACGCGCACCCATTTTTTGCGCAGCTTAACAACTCTGGGCTGTTCTTGGTGTTTTATTGTTAAACCCAAAAGTTTTTTAAACAGATTCTTATAACCATTTGCCAAGTTTCTTGTGATTAGCTCAATCCTGCTTTGTGATGCACTGACCATTGCATTTGCTGCGTTAACTGCGGTGCCGCGCATTGAATCTGGGTCTAATCCCATCGCAGCTTTTGATAGCCCTGTCCTCGATTCTTTGACCTCATCCGCATAGGCCAACATATTTAAACCTGTGGCTGTCAAATCAGGAGTTACCAAAGGATTCACCGCGCCAGCGGCTTTAACTCTGATTATTGCGCCGACCTCGTTGTTAAGCACGTCTTGAACATTTGCTTGGCCTTCAACCACTTCAGTGCGAGGATTTAATGCTTGGGCGGCTGAATCAAGTGTATTTCTCAGCACACTTGATTTCAAGCGCTGAATATCCAAAACATCATCTGCCGGGCATGAACCTTCAAGCTCAGACACGTGCGGCTCTTGATCACAAGTAAACGCAACAAACGGGTGCCCTTCGGTCTCTTCGACCAAAACAATTTCATTGCCAGCACCAATTGCGCAAACCTTAAGGCTTTCTGCGATTCCATCGCCATCACGGTCAATTTTGCAGTAAGCCTCGACATAAAGCACTTTACGCATCGCCGGGTTGTTTGCACTGCCCGCAGTTTCATACATTGCATAATCAGTTCTGGCGATCCACTCGGGGTTATCCGGGAACTCGTCTTGCATTGCGTTTGTCTCGACCAAATCCCTGTCATAACCCATTGACACAAGCTCTGATACGGTCAAATAACAACGATGTGCAATAAATGTTTGGCCAAGCTCTTTATCCTCTCTTGCTACGATGACTTCTTCGCCAGGCATCTCGGCAATTTTGACCCTGCCTTTTTTAATTTTTTTGGTGACCTTGACTTCAAAAAATGGTGCCTGCGTTTGCACCATTTGCCCTGTTGTTGGGTCTTGGTTTGTCACAGTGTCAAATGTCGTGCCGAGTATTTCAACCTTGACATCGGGCTCAATTTGTATCATCTGCAAGGTGGCTTCATCCAACCCCGTGTATCGCTCGGTAATTGTTTGATCTTGCTCGTCCCACCAAACTTTTACAACGCCACAGCCTCTGATTAATGCGTCTTTAAACGCGGAATACATGATCTTGTACCCGTCGTTGTCGTCATTGATCAAGTAGTTGGCGTAATCAGTTGCCTGCGCTGCAATTTCTTCATCTTCTGGCCCGGTAGGCGTGTATTCGACCGCTTTTTGGCTTGAGAAAAAAACGCGCATGATTGACGGCAAAATTGACATTACCGTGTCGCGCACGTCTCTAGATACCATCTTAGACCGATTTGGCTGGTCTTCGATGTCTACTTTGCCCTTGTAAAAATCGGTATTAAATGCTCGCCTTGGGGATATTTCATCGTCGGTAAAGCTCTCGGCGTCTCTGACGAGCCCCGAAAAAATAGCTTGAAAGTCTGATTCGTCCAGCTTCATACTGCCCGCTGTGCTTGTGGTTTTTGAGATTGTCCCACATTTGGTTTAAATGTGTCAAACAATGTTGGCTATGTGGCGATTTATTGGCCTGCTCCAGTCGCTATCATTTACCAATCCTGTTTTGTAAACAGCCATCATGCCCAACGCATCTGCTGCATGCGATGACCAATCGTGGTTTGGGCCAAGTCCGACATTGCGCTCTTGGTCTCGTTTTTCATGATACCAACCGATTGCGTCACGCCCTGCTTTTGTTGGCACTTCATTAAATCGTATGCTGGGGAACAATCGTCTCAATGCCTCGATGCGCTGTAATGCAGCACCTGCGCCTTGATTCTTGACTTGATCAACGTTAAAGCCAGCTTGCTGCAAGTAAGACATTGGCGTCACTTTGACAACAGTGTCATGTGTGCTTCCGTCATGCGGTAATACACACAATGCACTGCCATAACCATTGTCGCGCAACCAATTTACATGTGACGCAAACGGCTGGCCCACGGCCTCGTAGTAATTCAGCACTCTAACTTCTGCGCCGATAAATTGAGCAATCCATATTGCTGTCGCGTCTGATTTTTTTGATGTGCCGCCGATATCCCAAAACGCATAAACCTTCATCAAATCGTCGCGACCAAAAAAGCCAATTCTGCCTTGGTTTTTTGCATCGACAAGCTCGCGCGCAAAGTATGCGCCCTCGACAACCGTTACAAATTCCCCTTCCCAAATGTGCGCGTATTGATCTGGCCGCTCTTTTAAATCGCGCAATCTATCGCGCTCTAATTTTTCCGGGAACCTCTTGTTATCGCTGTAATTGATTGTGCAGCCTTTGTACAAAGGGTCTTTGCTTTGCGCAAATCTCAATTCAACTGGGGCATTTTCACGTTTCGGGTTCCAAGTCACCAATAATTCAGCGTTCCAGTCTTCTGATTCTTCGCGCAGCGTCGGGATGACAATCGACCAGGCGTAATCAGTGACAGGCTCGGCTTCATCAACCCAAAGAATTAATATTCGACCCTTGGATTTAATCGACATCAAGCTGCGGTCTAAGCCGACAAATGTAAACCAAACGTTTCCGTCTCGGCTCTTAATGTATTTTTCCCCGATTTCGTAATACGCTGCTAAAAAAGGTTCATCTTCAATCGCCCGCTTGCACTCCTCAAGCGATGAATCTTCAAGCGAGTTCATGAACTGTCGGCCACAAACTAGCTGGCCTTTGATGCCCTGCATGCCGAACATGTAACCCTTAACTGCTAGCATTTTTGCAAACGATCTGGTTTTTGCTGAACCACGACCCCCGCGCGCCCATCTGACATCAGCGCGGCCTTTGAACACCTGCCTTAATTTAGCCGGCAGCTCAATCGTTGCTGTCGTCATCGTCCATGTCTACCAAAACAATGCGCGTGACAAGTTCACCATCAACTTTGACTTTCAATGGCTCATTATATCCATGCATTGCATTAAGCTCTTTTACAGCCCCAGTCATGCCAGCCGCGTTGCCACTATCCTTGGCTATCTTGTACGCCCCGACAAGCGCTTGTACGCTCATCTCTCTAGTCCAAAGTGCCTTTTCTGCAAGCTTAGCTTTTAATTCTTTCACCCTCCCCGTCACATACCCGTTACCCATCAATTCACTGGCTCGTTTGTGAATGGTCTCAGCCTTCATCTTGTCCGCATCAAAAGCCGAACGATATGCGTCAGCCTGAGTCATGCCAGCGGCAATATTTTGGCAGAAATTCTCTTGTTTTGAAGTTAAGCTCACTTCTCGGTCTCCTTCAGTGCGCTCTTAAGATTTGTCTTTATTTCATTAAATAACTGGCCTGTTGATTCAAGTGTTGCTGACTTGCCTGTGAAATCTTGCCAACGTTTTACGATTACATCGCAATACTTGGGGTCTAGCTCCATCAGTCGCGCTTGGCGGTTGGTCTTTTCGCAGGCGATGAGGGTGGAGCCGCTGCCGCTTTTTTGCGTTGTGACCGCCTTCGTATGCCACGCCATAAGGCGGGTCAGTGAACACCATATCGGCCTTCTGGCCAGCCATGAGCGCATCAACAGCATCAATGCTCGTGCTATCCCCGCACATCAGCCTGTGCTTACCAAGCAGCCACACATCGCCCAGCACCGTCACAGGATCGGCGGGCACATCGGGCACAGCGTCCTCGTCTGTCAGACCTGGCGATATTTCCGCTGGCATGAGCGCTTTTATCTCATCGATGTCAAAGCCCGTCAGATCAAGATCAAATTCCAACTCTTTGAGCGCGTCAAGCTCCACGCGCAGCATTTCATCATCCCAGCCAGCGTTTAAAGCCAACTTGTTGTCAGCAATAATGTATGCCCTACGCTGTGACTCTGTTAGCCCAGCAAGCTCAATTGTTGGCACTTGTTCTAAACCTAACTTACGTGCAGCCAAGACACGGCCATGCCCAGCAATAATGCCACCATGCTCATCCACTAAAACCGGGTTTGTGAATCCGAACTCACGAATACTAGCTGCGATTTGTGCCACTTGAGCGTCTGAGTGAGTGCGCGAATTGCGCGCATATGGAACAAGTCGCTCAATGCTTAAATATTTGAGTTGTAACACGTGCAAACCTCTTAATTGGTCACCGGCATTTTTTCACCAATTACTGCATTTCAGTTATGTTTTAAAACAAAAAACTCAATCCGTGTCGAATAAAGTTAGCCAAACATTCTGCATAATCCAATGCAAAGTTCGCAACTATTAAACAGCAGATTAACAAACAAGCGGCAAAAATGCAAATATCCAGTATTTTGATCATTGTCGCCCTCGTTTAGCAAATTTCTGGTGGCAAAGGCCAAGAATCGAACTTGACACACTCGCCACGCCGCCGCTTATGTGATGGCGGCGGGCCTTTCACCCGCCTGGTTGTCGAGGCTTACACCCGCTTCAGCCAGGAACCCCCAGCCTATTTTGATGGTAGCCGGAGCTGATCCCGGCCTGCGGAAGGTTCCGCTGCTCCACCGCGTAATCGGTGGCCCTGTTCACTTGGTCTTCGCCAGTCGCTCGCGCATCAGCCTGCGCATTTACCATCACTAACAAACCCTGTATGACGTTTGCCAATCCGATGCAAATGCACTTCTTGACGGTACTCAAGGCTTGTTAGTCATGACACCCAGCCTTTTACATCGCTGGGATGGATGTGAGATGGAAACACCATCAACCTTGGCGACTACACGGGAGGAGAATAAAATTCAAGCAGCCGCCAAGGCTCATGATGTTCTGTATTTTATATAATATCCGCCAACTTGTCAAATTTTTGTTTTTAAACCAATGTTTTCAAAACTTGATTGCAAATTTCTACTCGCGCAACGCTCAAAGTATTTCCAATCGTAATTCAAAAGGTGGTTTACAGAATTGCCTTTCATATCATACTTGTTTTTAGAAAAACTGATTTTTACAAATGTCCGAACGCCACTTTTTGACGCTTTTGCGCATTTATGTATGACGTATTGATTGAGTGCCAAAAGGTGTTTTTCTGGATAAACTGAAGATTGAAGCCAATTTTCGCAAACGTCATCAAGTAAATCCAGTGATTTTTGATGGTCGCATGGTAAATCAATTAAATCTTCGAAGTTTTCAGGGGTCCAAAAAATAGTCGGGTCTGAGTTTGACCAAATAAAATTCAGGTCATCAGTTAAAAACCCGTCTGAATGCCAGCCTGGGCGGTTGAGGTTTTGACCCTCATCGAAATAAAGAGTCTTGGCTGTGATGTAGACATAATGGTTTTCATAGTCACGCAAAGAATCGTTTGCAAAATTGCATGAAGCAGTGATTATTGGTTCAAACACCGCAAGGTTTGGCGGCACGGTAAGCTGACCATGGGGCATCTTAATGGGCAGGTTTAGCCAAAACATCATTTCTGTTGGCTGAATATCAATTAGGCCCAAGTTAACAGGAGGAATACCATATTTACCCATTGCTAACCTCCTCATAAATATAGAGTCCAAGCTCCATTTGCACATGGACAGCGCAAAAACCCAAATAGACTAAGTTGAGATCATCGGGAATTTTGCCGCCAGTTTTGAACGCCCAAAACCTGCGCTCCTCATCGCGCGCATCCGTGCGGACTTCGGCCCACAGCCAAAACATGCCGCCCTCGTCTTTCACACGCAAGATTTTTGCGCCCAATGGTAGCTTCATCGTGAACCGCTCAAGCACGGGCATTTGATACTTGTAAATCACCCTACCTGAAGCATCAGACATTTTTTTGCCGCGCAACGATTCGTCCCAAGAATCAAATTTTGCAGTTTCTTCTGCAATCGGTTTACATTCAACTTTTGACATATTCAACCCTCACTGGTATTGCCACCCTTTCACGCACACCTGGCACGTTTGGGCGAATTGGCAGGTCAACGTTACCATAAATTCCATAACGCCTGATTTTGCCGATTGTGTAAACTGGTTTCATGCCTGCCGGGCATTCGCCCATTGGCTTGTAATAGCTGCTCTTGTTTAGCAGGTTAATCAAAGCCTTGTGTATCAATTCGATTGTAAAAACAAGCGTGCCATCGTGGGTTGAGCCCCTTCGAATGACATATTGATGCTTCAATTTTGGGTCATACTTGATGAATTTGTCTTGTTCTGTGCCCGACCATTCAAGCCCAATTGCTTTAAGTGCTTGGTCAAAATCTAGTTTTTGCCTAAATGCTTTCATTTTTTACCTCATTGCTTTTTTCCATTTTTATTTTTACAGTTCCAATGTTAAAAGCAAGCCGCCATATCACATCTTTAATTGCCGAATGCACAGAATCTCTATCGCAAAACTTTGTTTTGGCTGCCCATTTAATTGGTTCACTACACAAAGCTATTGCATACCCTTTTTTTTGGTTAACAACAAGGCTGATTTTTGCCTTTTCAAGCAGCCAAAACAATTGACGGTCGTTTTGGTATGGGGAGAAGCTTGTAAAAACAACCTTTTCGCCATCAATTACTTTTCCATCTTCATACCTGCATCCTACTGCTTTTAAAAGGATGGTTAATACCCAAGGGTCTTCGGGTGTTTTATTTGGCCCTGTTGCGGCCAAATGCCCATCGTTAAAGCCTTTGTTGTAAGCCACAGATTCGTCAGTAAGCTTTTGTTCTGCCTGAATGGCCCTTTCTTGCCAATAATGGACATCACACAAATTACCTTGGTCTATCCCGTGTCTTGCTAAATTAAGCGCGTAGCTGCCGCATTTGATGCATGATTTCATTATTTCACTCCATTTTTTTCGTTCAACTCAAGGTCTTTAAAAGCGCGAAATGCTATAAAATGCATAACAGCAGAAAGAAAAAACATAACGCCGCTAAAGTCTTTTTGTATTAAAAGCAAAATCCCATACGCGCTAACAGTAACCGTATTAATTAAAAAATATGTAGATAACCTCATAAATCGCCCCTGTTTTTCAACCCAAATTAAAGGCGGTTCCCATGCCTTTTTGCTAATTACCAGTCCATTTTTGTCTTTTGTTATAAGTCTTGATTTGTAACCAATACTATGGCCCTTGAAGAAGGGTTTAGTCTCTATTTCCAAAAATCCATATATGGGCTTCATGGCCACCGTGTCTTGAGCTTGCATTTTGCCTCCCGTTTCTCTCGCGCAGGTTTTTGGAAATTTCACGACTCACCTCCTAAAGGTGTCGAATTCGGCACCTTTTGTTCGCCAGGAAGCAAAGGTCTTGGCATCCAATGCGTAGGATTCGGCGTCCAATTCGTATCATTTGACATAAAACAATTCCAGTGCCACGGTTGACCTGGTCCACAACAGTAAACTTCCAGCCAATCACCATTGCAGTACCCCAAAACAACAGTTCCATCACTTGGCGCAGATTCAATCGGCAGAGGAGTGTTTTGTTTTTGCTCAAGTAGCTTGATGTATTCGTTCTCTTTTTCAATTTCTGCTGCATTTGCCAGCTTGATTTGTTCGCTTTTAAAAGCCGCGACAAGTTCTGCGAATCGTTGTAGTTGCGCGTAATTACAGCGCACGGAGTAAAGCATGTTTGACATACCATTCAAGTCAAACCCGGCATCAATTGCAAGCCTGATAGTATCAACCCAGTTCATTATTTTCCCCTTGAGCGGATTGCATATTCACACTCTTTTGCAGCACCCTCAGCCGTAAAATATTGCAAACCTTGAAACTCTTCAAATTTATCATTACATACCTTTGCACAAGCTTCACGCTCGGTAGCGGTGCCTAATGCAATGCCAACGGAAATGCCTGCTTCGTATGCAGCCATAAAAAAATGCCGCACTGATGGTAAAATATTTTCGTCACTACCATATACAAGCCCTGATTCACGGGCTATTAGGATTATGTCTTTTAGGTTCATTTTTCATCCTTTATTCCGTGTGCAGCCTCGATAGCGCGGGCAACCTTGATATCAGGTGCTGTGAACATTATCCCAGCGCCGTTTACAGCTTTGCGTATCTGCTCATCCGTCAGCGGCTTGCGCTGTGCTGATGGGGTGGTGTAGGTGTATTGCTGTGTGTAAAGTTTGTGTTTGCCAACGGGTAGGCTCATGTATTCCAAACGCCAATCCTTACCAAACACCTCAATGATTGCTCCGCACTTAGGCTCCTGATTCGGCGCGTAGACCAGCACATGATCCCAAGTGCGCGTATCTGGCTTTGCTTCTGGCCACGCAGCAGCCATGTCAATGAACTCCCACAGCCGCGCATCCATGTACGCACCAGCTTTTTCGGCGCTGTCTACAGGCTCCGGCTGCGCTGGCTCTTCAGCAAGTGCCTCTTTAAGTGCCACAATTGATTCTGCTTGCAATCGCACCTCTCTGTCATTTACTGCTGTTGCGGTTTTCAGCGCCAGCAAGGCCAGTTTCATTGCTTCTCTGCTCATGCTTCACCTCCGGTAGCTTTGGCGATTGCGGCGCGGGCTTTGGTAAGCACGTCACTCTTTTGTTGCTGACTGACACCACCAGCTGGCCCCAATGCCAGCGCGGTCATATATTGCAGTGCCTCAAGCAATTCCGGCGCGGCGGCCATCAGGCGGGCGTTGGCTCTCGTCTCTGGGGTGCCCTCTCCCAGTACAACAGCAATGCGCAGATCGTCACCAAGCACAACAATGCACTGACCGTCATAGTCGCCATAGTCGCCATGCTCAGCGGCCTCCCACGGCCCAGGCGTGTGCTTCGCGATTTCTGCGTGCGCTGTTTGTTGTTTACTCATTTTCAGTCTCCTCAATCCAACCCAACCTTACCGCCGCCTCAACAATTCTTTTGTCCAGGCTTTCAGTGTCGTATTGCATAAACTCTGCTTTGCGCATAATCTGAACGCTCATGTCGCACCTTTCAGCATCATCAGCCATCACTTGTTCAAAGTCTTCAAAGACTGCGCCAGAACGTGGGCAGGACGCCTGCACCTTTGAAATATAGTCAACCTTGCCCGTTGCAGTCCAAACCCTGGCTGGTATCATGTTGCCGCGTTTTGTTTCGATGACAATAAATGCATGTTCCATTTTTAATCACTCCTTTTTCATAATGTCCGTTTTATTCTTCGTCTTCTAACGCAAACTTAGAATCTATTTCTTCTTTTTCGAAAATACTCTCGCAAATCAAGTTAATAAATTCATCAAGATATGTATAACACCAGAACTCATTTTCTGCGACAAGCGCGTTGAACTCTTCGTTTTCAGCAAGAATGTCTCTTAACGTTTCAAGTCCAACATCTGCGCCCGCGTTTCTAAAATATGGGCCATCATTCGTGTTGCCGTTCATGTCGCTGTTTTGATAGCATATTGACGCGCCATTTTTGAAGAAAATAGCGACTTGATTAAATTCGTTCTGCACGTCAACTTCGTATTTGTTTTTTTCAAAGAACAGATTCAACAAACTTTCTTTGTTTTCGTTGAAGAACAATTCTGCTTGCTCAAGTGTTTGTGATTTCATTTTGTCGCCCTCCCGGCGGTTTGTTGTGCATCAATTGATGCGATGAGGTCATATTACAGACTTTGTTCTTGCTTGTCAACATTTATTTTTTAATTTAACAAAAGTTGTATTGTCACAACATAAATATGTTTTGTTTTTTATCGACTAATTTGCAGAGTGTGCTTTATCGCATCGCCCAAAGCGGTGACCTGCAAGCGTTGTTTTGTCCCTGTCTGCATCACTTGCCTGGCTTTTTCAGTGTCGCCAATCAGTTTTGGCTCGGCTTTTTCTGCGAGGCCAATCAAAACAGGGTCAAATTCTGGCGTTTCGCCGCGATGCGCGTAGCCCTTGTACACGGTTTGGAAGTCTCGCGCAACAAACGGCCAATCATCATCTGTTTTGCTTCCAAGCGCAATCCAGCCGCCAATGTCGGCTATTGCTCGATGAATTAACGGGTCATCAAACACAACGTTATGGTAAGGCCCAAGCTGTCGCACTGCTTTGTCTACCTTCGCCCACGCTTCCATCGCTGCGTCTTGTGAGGTGCCAGACATCATGCGGATCAAATCGGCGGGCTTGGGCATAAACTGCCCGGAATCCGGGTTTTTAACATATCTGTCAAAAGCCTGCCTGACTGCTGCAAATTCGTATTCTTTCAGCGCGTTAAAGTAGATTCCTATCGCCATGTCGCCCATTGTTTTGCCGTACAAATCACCAACAGCAACCAGCATTTGACCAAATTTTTCAAATTCATCAACTTTCATTTTGTTCCCCAAAAAGCATTTTCTTTGCTCGCTGAACCGCTTCCATGCCTGCATCAATTCTGGCATTTGGATTTTGGGCCGCGCCGTATTTTTGCCGCTCGTCAGGCTTTAACCAGCTTGCTTCTAGGCCCTGCGAACCACGGGCGCACCAGATTTTTAAAAAGCATTCGAGGGTTAACCCTGCTTTTTGAGCTTCTCCCCTTGCGTGTTTCACCACAGTCTCAGTAACTGGGGCTTTCTTTGCTTTGCGAAGCGTTATCCAGTCATCCCAAACAGATTGGTCAACATCGTGGGGGCAAGCGATAGCCGAAGGCTTCGCGGGTTTGACTCTGTCTTTGCCTCTTTCTCTGTCTCTTTTCTCTGTCTCTGTCTCTGTCTCTGTCTCTGGTATATCATCTTGCAAGCAAGTTGCTATCATGTCGCCATCATTTTGATTGCAAACTATGACAAACCCTTTTTTAATCAAATGCTTAAGGCCTTCTTCAACTTCTAATTTTGGCTGCCTTAAACGAAAAGACAAGAACCCAACATCACCATTAAAATCACCGTCTACTGATTCGCTTGCAAGCAACCAAAGCATTGGCGCTAGCGCTCTGCTAGCAAGTGGCAAACATTGAAAATCAAAGTCATCAAGAATTTTCT